TTGGAACAATACATTCAACCCTGCATGTGCTGACCTTACTATCAGTCGTCGTCCATCGAGACCTCGAAGCCAACCCTTTGAGCTCTGCGAGTCAACTCGTCTTCGTAGTGTTTTAAGTGCTGGCGTATTATCAAGGAACTTTGCTTTAAGACTAGCACCTGCTTTCGCACTTCCTCCCACGATGCTTCCGATTTTGGAATCTCCAGCTCCATATAGGTAGGCATAGATGAAAGTCTTTGCTGTATCTCTTGATTGAAGTCCTGCAGCCATTTGATTTGCTGTGTGAATATCTCCATTCAATATCTCCTCTGTATATTTATCATCATTCATATAGTGTGCTAACATCCTCAGCTCTAATCCACTAGCATCAACACCTACTAACTTCTTACCTTCAGGAACAACCCATAACTCTCTACACTCTTTACCATATTCAGAGTAGACAGCTGGAACCTGAGCTAGGTTTGGTTTGCTGTGTGTCATACGACCTGTGACTGCACCACAACTATTAACTCTACCATGTATACGACCATCAGATTCTACTGCTTCAATCCAAGACTCAACCATGGCAACTCTCTTTGTGATAGTAAGGTACTCAACTATAAGTTTGACTTCAGGTATGTTCACATTCTCAAGTACTTTCTCATTCACTATCGGATTACCTTTATCAGTAAATTCCTGGGGTTCCCATCCAAAGTGTTGTAAGTATCTAGCTATCTGCTGTCTACTTCCAAGATTAAACTCTGGATATTCTATGCAACCCCAAGTGCCATCGTTATAGTGAGCACCTCTATCTAACTGTTTTTGATACGCAACAGTGGGCGTTCCATCTTTCTTGTACTGATTCTTAAGTTCAGTTAATTCTGTGAAGGTGGGTAAAGGTGTAAATACCTTCCTAACTTCTTGTACAATTTCCAATACACGCTCTTTAAGTATCGATAAAACTTCATATGCTTTCCTCTCATTAAATAATATACCATTAACTTCTTGCTGATGAATAATCTCAGCTACCTTATGTTCTAACTCTACTGATTGCTCAGTAAAATCTTTTAACTCTACGCCTAACCTTCTGAATACATCCTTGGTTACACGCACATCTTGTTGACAATACTCCAACATCTCTTGGTTATAAGATTCCCATCCACCTTGATAGTCATCCTTGTAGTTACCTATCCTTTCACCCCAAGCCTTTAACGAATGACCTCCTTCCAAGGAAGGGTTAACCAATCTTGATAAGACAAGAGTGTCTCGAATAGGATAATCCCAACTGTAGTTACTAAGCTTACGCAGAACAGGAATATCAAAACCAATAATGTTGTGTCCAACAAGAAGTGAACACTCTTCTGTGTCCAACCATTCTTTAAAGTTTGCAACTGCTTCACCTCCTATAAAATTATATACTGTGCTATCATCTTTCATTGCACATATACAATGTATGACAGTAGCATCGAGACCATCAGTCTCTATGTCAAAATAAACTGTGCTCACTATACCTCCTTCAACCTACCAGTCTCTTTATTATACAGTAATTGTCCAGCTTTACCAGTCAATCCACAGAATCTATTCTTGATTACTCTTAGCGTAGTAGTGTTACGCTCTTCTTCTTCATCTGCTTGTTGGTTACGCTCTAATCCAATCACCATATCACTGAGCTGTGCTATAGCTGATGAACCTCTTAGTTCAGATAGAGATACCTGACCACCTTCTTCATGTGCTTTACCTTGTGGTCTCTTCAAGTGTGAGATAAGGAATAGACCTACACCTGTCTCTTGCACTATCTTCCTGAGCTTAGTCATGATGGCATCAATAGCTTTACGCTCATCCTGAATACCCTCTTGGTCTGATACTACAATAGATAGATGGTCTAATACTATCCACTTACAATCGAAAGACTTAGCGTATGTCCTGACTACATTGATAAGACTATCCTCTGACATACTACCGAAGTGGTCATAGAAATATACATTCTTATCTGCGACTGCTGTCTTCCATAAATCATACTTCTCCTCAGGACTCAGCATCTCCTCATACTTAGGTATATGTATGGGTAGATTCTTAGCGATAGACATCAGACCTTTGACTGACCTATCGACTGACTCTTCAAGATGTATGATTGCTACACTATCATCAGTAGTATTTAAGATGTGATGCTCTAGTTCTTTAACGACTGAGGACTTACCCATCCCTGAACCTGAGGTGATAGTGACTAACTCTTTCTGTCTGAAACCATAAGTCAATTCATTCAATGCCTGCCAAGGATACATGATAGTTTTAATATCAGTATCTTTCTGTAGGTGTTCCCAAGTATCTGAACCACGAATGATACCAGCTGGTGTATAACCTTTAGCATTCCACCATGCATCAGTGAAGTCTTTGATACGACCTGCCATCAGCATATCACTAGCATCTTTCATAGGTAGGTTAACTATCTTTAATTTGTTAGGAGAAATAATATCTCTAACATCTTTGATTGCTTCCTTACCTGCATCATCATTATCGAAACACAGAACTACATTGTCGAATGACTCAATGAAATCTAAGTTATCTTTGATATCTCTTGATGCCCCACTTGCCCCATTCTTCAGGGATACTACTGCCCACTTGCCTTCAAACATCTCTGCTACAGACAGAGCATCTAACTCTCCCTCAGTAATAGTAAGATACTTACCACCACTAGCAAATATATTCTGACCGAACAGACCTGCACCTCTGTTAGTTCCATTGAGAACGAAACCTTGACTTGACATCTCGTTCCTTGAAACCTAATAGGTCGCTAGTCTTTGCATCATAATAAGGATAGTAATGCTTGTTAATCTTCCCATCTTCACCATGTGTGACACGAACACCATACTTAGTAGCAATGTTCTTAGAGATGTTTCTCTCAGGAATAGCACTATTGAATCCTTTAACTTGAACTGTTGATTGTTGTTCCATTATATATCCTTCATCATCATTAGCAGATTGGCGATAGCCACACCCAAAACAAAAGGTGTGACCATCAGACCATCTTGCCATGTTGTCTTTAGAACCACACGCAGGGCATGGTTCATGTTTAACAAACTCTGACATAATTAGCGTAACAAGTTACGCGTTTAGGAACTCAGCTAACTCTTCATTGGCACCCTTGAAACCTGGGGTGTGATTGTCAGCTACTTTGATAGCAGTTAAGTAAGTTGCCACGCCATGAGTAGGGTGCTCCTTACCTGCCTTCCATAAGATTTCAACATCAGAACCAGCACCGAAGTCAGTGCCAATAGGTTCACCTGACTGAGTCTGAAT